TCGACCTAGGAAAAGCTGGGCTAACGGACTGTGTAACTATTCAGAGAACTACAAATACGACTGGTTGGCTGTATGTGGATAGTTGGACGATGACTGGCGTTAGCGCACCATCTTTGGACTTTGCGAATGTAGAGACAGGCAGTTTAAGCCTGGCCGCTCAGACCGATGGTCATGCAATGGACGCTACGATCGACTCGACTATCAGTGAAATCAACATAGAAAGTTCCCGTGGGGCGGGTCAGTATATCGCTGAGAATAGCGTAGTCGACCGTGTAATCATCCAGATGGGAGGGGATGCCATCATAGGCACGCTGATTATGACCGATGTGGATTGTTCGGTGGGTGGTTGGAATGTAGATTATGTCAAGGCAGGATCAATCACGATGGACAATACCTCGCAATTCGGTGACGGCGATGGCATAAATACGGCTGATTACACCATGAACAGCACTGTAAAAGCCCGCGTCATAACCGATAACTTGGTTGATACGCCACTCACGGTCAAGTAATGTGGCGGTGGATCAAATGTCACCTGGCTGGATGGCACCAGGAACACTACTGTCGCTGTGGATGGACCGTACTCTGTATGTGGTGTGACCACGCAAGGAGAGCATGATGTATCCCTATCTGAAGTTGGCTTGGTCCCTGTATAAGCATCTGAAGAAGAATGAGAACCGCAGGGAGTTGATAGACTCTTTCACGGGTGCGGTCAATAACGACCACCAGATCACGGTTGGTGAGTGGGCTCGTATAGGTAGCGCTCTTGGGGTATTCAAGAGCGCTAGATGAATTTGATTGTACAATCAAATTTTAAGGCTTAGGTCACACTGCCATCCCTAGGTGAGATCACCATGACGGGGGCTCCGGTGGTCTTAGCTGCTTTGTCCGCCTCTTCTATCAGGCTAAAGCTGACCCCGTGAGATATAAGATAGGTCCTGAACTCAGCCTGATTCATACTCTCTCTACCCTTATTCCAGTCAATGATGGCTGTCTCAGTGAGGAACCTGTCGCCCGCCTCAGGCTCAAACTCAGTCATAAGGTTCTTTATTTTCTGGCGGGCTGATTCTTCTAAATCCGCTAAAGACTTCTTTGAGTTCCTGGTAGTTATTAGTTTTTCACACAGGTCCATGATCTCTGGATGATCCAGCAGCCTAGCTTCCTTTTTTGCTTCTATAGACATTACGACATTTCTCCCCAATTTAATCCTACTTTAGATTCCGCCTTGATCGGGACTGAGAGAAGGATGACCGACTCCATGACATCGGTGGTTGACTGGATGAAGGCGTCAACCTCAGACTCCTCTAGTGTCCAGAGAAGTTCGTCATGTATCTGAAGGAGCCAACTGGACTCAGGTATAGTCCTCCACAGCTTGGCCATAGCCAGTTTGATTATGCCTTGGGCTGTGGATTGGACCGGCATGTTCACCGCCTGTCTCTCTCCAGCGGACTTGATCCGGTTTATGGGGCTCTGGACTTCTGGAGTCCACCGCCTCCTGCCAAATATATCCTTCACGTAACCATGCTCTTTGGCGAAGTTCCTGGTAGCCTCCTGCCATACCTCTACTTCTGGCCTAAGAGCAAAGTATTCCTTGATGAACTCTCTACATCTATCCTCAGTCCAATCTGACTGACCTTCTGTCTGCATCTGGGTGTTTAACCCATGAGCCGTGAGTCCATATAAGACCCCAAACCCTAGTGTCTTTGAGGCGTACCTGTGTGCCGATGTGAAGTTGGAACCAAAGACGGCAGCAGCAGTCTCGTTGTGGATGTCCCTGCCTTCCTTGAATAGTCCTATCATGGACCGGCATTGGGCCAGGTGAGCAGCCACACGCATCTCTATCTGGCTGTAGTCGATGGCGACTAGGACGTTCCCTTCCTCAGCTACGAACCCCTTCCTGATAGCCTTCCCCCACTCGGTCCGGGTTGGCAACTGCTGTAGGTTAGGGTTCTTCATAGACCACCTACCTGTGGCTGTCCTAGTCACATTGATGGTGGTGTGTATCCTACCGTCTGAGTCTGCCTTACCTGGCAGGGTGTCACAGAAGGAATCCTTCAGATGGGCCAGGTGCCTGTACTCCTCTACCAGCTTGACCACTGGGTGCTTGATCTTGGATAGTTCCTCAGTGGACACGGCTGGTAAGCCTGTTGGTGTGAACTTGGTAGGCTTGAACCCAAGGTGCTGGAAGAACAACCGCCTCAACTCCATATCAGAGTTAGGATTGAAACGCCACGGCGGATCATCTATGCCGTGGGTCTTGAATATGTCTTCCGCTTTAGCTTCCATCAGCTCAAGGTAGTGTTTCCCCAATCCTTGCAGATAGCCCACATTCACCTTGATACCGTTCTTCATCATAGCTAGGGCTATCGGTAAAGTAGCTCTGTCCATGCCGTAAGCAAACTTGAGCCCCAACCTGTCTATCTCAGGACTTAGAGCCTGGAAGACACGTAGGGTAGCGTCAGCGTCTCTAGCAGCGTAAGGGACAACAGATGTCTCAAGGTCCACATCCTCAAGGGAGGCATCAGGCATATCTCCAAGCACGTCCACCACAGTCTGTCGTTCCCGTAGGTCTATCTTGTGCCACCGGGCCCAAGGATCAGTAGGCCCATCCTTTGTCTCCTTCCCACTTTCCACATCAGAGATGATCCTCTTTACCTTTTTACCTATGTTCTGAGGAGTCTTCTGGTTTACTTCTAGCTGATTGGACTTCTTATTCCAGACTATATCCTCAAGTACAGGAGAATCAGGCCATTCCAGTTCCTGAACCTCAGATAGGTAGGTAAGTGATTTCTCTCTCCTGTGGCCAGATACGATCTCTTGGTAGCTCTGCATCTCCATACCACACAGCCTGTATGCCAACTCCTTCAGACCTTGAGATTGGCCAAGCAGGTACGCCATCAGCATGGTGTCGTGAGTATCATCAGGTAGACCTACATGCTTGGCGTCGAAAAGGTAATTGTGTACTACCACTTCCCTAGAGGATAAAGTGCACGGACCAGACTTACGGAAGAAGAAGGACTCCCCAGGCTTATCAGCGATCTGGACTGACCATAGCTGTCCGTCTACGGTTTCGGTATCTAGGGCCACCAGGTTATCCAGGCGCCTGGACAGTCCTATCTCATAGTGCACTGGCACATCATCTACGGGGCGGACAGGAGGATACCCTTTAATCAGCCCCCCTAGTACCTGGAAGTCCTGTTGAATCTCTCGCATCAGGGATGTGTCGTAGAACCCTGCTGCTGGGTGGTAGACAGGGAGGACAGTCACATCCCCCTGCTCAGTGGGGATACCATGCACATGCTCCACACTGGTCTTCCCTAAGAAGTGCTCTATCGCTACCTTCCCCATAGCTACTATGATCGAGGGTTGGATATGTTTCACTTCCCGGTCCAACCACCGGGAGGCACAGAACTCCGCTTCTTTACTGGTGGGAGTCTTGTTGCTCCTGGGGCGGCATTTGACTACATTAGATATAACGACCTTCTGTCTGTTTACCCCGATGGATTGGAGCAGAGAGTTCAGATATACACCAGCATCTCCAGTGAAGGGCTGACCTGATTCATCTTCATATTTTCCTGGGGCTTCTCCTACCAGCATGACCTCAGCATTCATCGGGCCCACCGCTGGGACTGGCCCAGCGCAGGCTTCACGGAGGGAGCAAGCGGAACAAGCCCGTGTCTTACTGTAAAGGCTCATAGATTCTTTCCTTGACCAAGAAATAAATGTTTCGTTCTAGGACCTCCATCCCGTGTACTATTCCTAAACTCAGCCTGGGTGTTGCAATACTGGCATATACCTAGGCTGACACCCTTCCTACCGGCAGCATCAGCTTTCTCTGCGCTCTCTAGTACCCAGTAGTGGGCGAGGCCAGGCAAGCAGTCCATATTTCAACCTCCTTTATCTAGGCTCTCCTTAACACTAAGGAGTATGGTCCACCAATCCTCTATCTCTTTGTCTGTGAACTTGAGCCTATGTAACAGGAGGACGGCATCCGGTGGGCTCTTAGGTAGGTAGAGGACAGGCATCCAGGCTTCGGTACACCCAGTTATAGCGCAGTAAGCCTTCACCTGGGCCATCCATCTCCAGTGGTGGGTAGGGTCAGCAGGAGACGAGTGCCTACTCTTTATCTCAACCACCTTCCTTTTCCCTTTATGCCTCTTAGGTTCTAGTATTCCATCCGTCGTTCCGATGACATCATCCCTACTCACTATGACCTGGGAAGAGAACTTATAGCCCTCAGCGCCAGCCTTATCTTCAACACAGGGTCTTATCGCACACTCCCATATACGCCCTAAGGCCATGATCCCATTCTCTGTATGGTCGTCTGAGTAGTGGTACTTAGGGTTGATGATCTTAGCAGCTTCATTGATAAGATCAGTCACATGCCAATGGCCTGTGTCCCTAGGCTGAGGTTCATCCCAGAGATTAGCTGCCTCTGGTAGAGATAATATCTCCGTGGTTAGACTCATGCTGCACCCTTTTCTAGTGCCCGTTTCAATGTAATGTAGCTCACATCCAATTCTTGGTAAGCCTCTCTGAAACTTATTTCCTTACGTTCTAATCTTTCTTTCACGCCTGGGAACTTAGCGATAAACTCCGGTCTGTTAATAGTGTTAGGCCGTCTTTTTTTGTTGAAGTTTTGAGTATGAATTTTATCTGCCTGTTCTTTTAATGATTTCCTGTATGCCATATCTGGAGTACGGTCAGTTGTTGGTTCCTCAACTTTGTTCCGTCTGATCCAGCTTCCAATTTTATGTCTTATACTCATAATTTTTTAATGACTCCTCATAATTGACAGGTTCCTTAAAGATTCTTCCAAGGTTATTATGCTTACTGGTCCAGAACCTCTAGGGTTCCTACAGTCGATCCCAGGCCAGTATGTCTGAGTGACGGTGCTATGGTGGTCACATAGAGGGCTCTTGCAACTAGGACATTGCTTTCTCCCTGGCTTACCACACATGTAGCATTCTTTTAATTGAACCATTTCGTACCTTCTTTTTGAATATATATTCAAATTTTCAGAGGGGAATGTTCATCTCCTGCTAGGGAGATGGGCTAGTAGTTAATGAACATTCCCAGAAATAAGGAGGGGCGGTGTGACCCATTATCACCCTTGTATGCCCATCACGGCGTAGGTGCAACTACCCCGATTGGGAGGGTGAACCCATTCCTAACGGAATTTATCTGTAAGATTGTCGGCGCACTCAGGATGGTAACGGTTCCCATCCATATCGAGTTGGACGTTCTTCTCAGGGAGCGCTTCCCCACAACTGATGCACTTTGGTTCTTCGTCGTCCGTCCGTTCTATTTCTACGGTGGTCATTCCTTCTACCCCCTTTAGGAACTTGAGTCTAAACTCAAGTCTTCCCCGTGATCCCCAGCGTGTTGGTCCAGAGTCTCGATGCAAATCCATTGATGGTCTATCTTCAAGACCACGTAGTGGTTCTTGTCGGGTGACAAGGAGGACAACTGCTTGAACTCCTCCATCACCATAGGCCACCTGGCTTTGTAGTTCTTGACGGAGTAAACCGCAAAGTCGGTTGTTACGTCCGGGGTATTCTGGTATGCGAATCCAGTTCTCTTTCCGCCTACTTTCTTCGCCACGTCTCTCTCCCCCCTCGCTCCCTTCGCCCAACTCTTCACCATATGCTGTTACTCCGGTAACATCCCTAGTAACAGGGGCCCTTATAGGGACCCACTGTTACTGTTACTCGTGGATACACTGTTCCAGTAACACTGTTACTCTGTTACTAAAGATGCTTGTATTTGACATCCCAAAGGTTATCTTCCAACTTAATCAGACGTTTATCCTCATGCCGATAGCATGTCGTCTTGACGCTTCCTTCCTTAGCTCCTAGTTCGTCCGCTAGTTGAGCTACGGTCATAGCCCCCTTGTCATGCAGGGCCGAACTGATCTGGTCTATCAATGGTGTGCCCTTAGCCAGGTCAGGGATGGACATCAGGTCTTCCGGTTGGAACACTATCTGACTGTCCTCAAACTTGATGGCGTAGCCAGATGGTTTCTCCAGCATCCCATCGTTCATCTTCCTGTGGTACAGACCCACATGGATCGTGTTTTCTCCTGGGTCCCTCTGCTGTCTCACTTCCAGGGTGGACCTAGCAGCGTTGTGCCAGAAGGTAGAGCCAAACGGTTTCTGGCTCTTGTCGTTCTCTTTGGTCTGGTGTCCTATCAATAAGGAAGTCACGTTGAGCCCACGGATGGCATTACAGAACGTGAGGGCTGATCCAGTCTTCTCAGGTTCTCCCCCACATGCAGCGCCTACGCTGTCGATCACGATGAGGTTGTACTGCCCTTCAAGTATCTGACGTTTGATCTGACGGATCATATCCAACAGAGGTACGTGGCAGGCCAGGTACCCTACCCTAGGTGAGTCCTGGGTGATAGCCTTCAGTCTTCTGGTATGGGTAGCTGCATTAGTCTCCCAATCCAGATAGAGGGCTTTGTAATTAGAAGGTAGGATGGAACCTAGTATGTCTTTCCCCATCACGGTGGCAGCGGTGGCCAGACTCAATAGACTTTTCCCTGTCCCACCGTCCCCGAATATGATTGAGATTTCCCCTTCCACTATGAAAGGTTTAAGAGTCCAGATGTCTCCGTCCCCCGCTTGGTACTCACTAAGGTCGATCACTGGTTCCCCTTCCCTGTGTTGGGCTATAGCCAGCTTGCTTACGCTGTCCAGCATCCCACCCCAATCCAACTCTATCCTTCCTTTTAAGTACCTCTCTAAGGTACCCCTGGCTTGAGTGGAGACTAGGTTGAAACGGACCGGACCATGTACCAGCGGTGCCATGCCTGGGGATGCAGCCTCAACCATGATCTCGCAGTGAAGGCCATCCCTCTCCTGTCGTAGCTGGTCTAACTGGATAGTCACCCCTGCCCAACTATAGGTTTGGGTATCCCCTTCCTCTTGGTACTCTGGAGGGTCTAGCACTTGGGTCAGGGCCACAGTTCTTTCGTACCGTGTCACTGATTCCACAGTTCTTTGGAGTTCCCTTATGTCCATCGCAGGGTCACACCGTTCCCCGAACTGCATCAGCATGGATAAGATGATGTCCTTGGGGTGCCCCTTATGATGTAGGTATCCTGCCAGTCTGGTGGCGGTCTTGTTCCTTGTATGTAGGGAGGCTCCATTAAGTAGGGCTTCACTCACCCACGGATCATCACCACCGTTGTTGTTATGCTCTGTCTTTGAGGGCTCATGCTTGGGCCACTTCTCATAGGCCCAATCGTACAGTGGTGCGGGTTGCATCTTGTCTTCCCACCTGTACTCTTCTCCTGATGCGTGGGTAGATGGGGGAGCTATGATATAGCCACCTTCGGCTTTCACATCCACCCCATCCCCAAGCACGTTATCGTCGCTCTTTAGTCTGCTGTCTTGATACGTGAATACCAGATGTAGACCCCCACCTCCTGTCCGTGAGGTCAGAGTGTCTACCCTACCGTGTATATCTTGTAGGTCTTCCCACGTCTCTAGCCCACCAGCTTTCTTGTCAACATCTATGACCACTATCCCTGAGGGTGTGCCAGTCCTGATGCCGACGTTAGCCCAAGGCCAACGCTCCCACCACCTACGGATCAGAGATAGGTCCACCGTGGCATTGAGTAGTCCATTGGCTAGGTCAGCCTCATGCCACAGTGGATGTTTGCCTGGGTGAGAGCAGTCTGATTCCTTATTACAGGTGCAAGAGGGGCCATCTAAGCTGTGAACTGGAAATACCTGCCAGCCCCGCCTTGCATAACCTAGTGCAGCTTTGCCTGTCTTAGATAGTTCAGCCACCCCTATTCCTCGTCGTCCTCGTCAAATATAGGATCACCGATGTCGCTGTCTGCACCATCGGACTCGTCCGCCACATCAGGGGTCTTAATTGGCTTCTCAGTGTCACCAGAGGGGTCTTCTAGTTGGGCTGTCCATTGGTACATCCTCTGGGCTGTATTGAATATAGTCTCTAGGCTGGCCTTAGCGGTGTGGTACTGGATTGATTGAGTCAGAGCGTGTTGCCTCTCAATGGAAGTCCGCTTGCTAGGGTGGTCTGCCATGAGGGTTTGCTCTTTAGCAGGGGTTGAAGGTTGATTGTCCTTCCCATTACTTGGTGTAGTAGGATTGTTAAGAGGGATTTCATCCCCACTAGCTACCCCAAGCCACCCATCTAGAGTCCGGTAGGTTACTGCCTTCCCTTGGTACTCCCCAGGCTCTTCATAGAAGCTGAACCGAAAGGTCCCACCTTCCTCAAACTTGTCAGCCATGCCCTTCTCAAAGGTTGCATACTTCCTAGTTGCCCCAGTCGTGTCATTGATCTCAATGGCCCATCGTTCCCACGGAGTTACTCCATCTTTTCGGAACCCATCTGAATAGCCTCTGCCAACTACCTTGCCTATCTTTTCTACCATTATTCCTTTACCTCCAAAAGAGTAGTTCAGTCTAGCAATATGCCTTTCCATTGTCAAGCATTTATTGACACACAACATACCGTTTGATAGCATCTGCCCATGAGCAATATCCAGAGGCACATAGCTACGTTGAAGCGGATGGGCTGGACTGACCAACGGATAGCTGATGAACTAGGTATCAGCCACACCAGCGTCTACCGATGGCGTGATGGCAGTAGACACGCTAGGCTGTCCAAGCTGATCGAGTCCCGCCTGTTGGAATTGATAGAGGGGGAAGTTTCTGTTACACTCCCCCCCAATCGGCAACTGGTGGGGGTCTAGACCAGAGCCACCGTTTAATCCATCTGGTCGGTTGGTGCGGAAGTCTCCAATACTTCCGGTCCTAGCATATAGCTAGGATGCGTTCACGGAACTGGCGTTAGTGGGTGGCCCTAGCAGTAGGCTAGGGAGTCCGTGAGTCTGTGGGTACCCAACCATAGGTAAGCGCAAAATCCAGCTCCTCATCTTTCCACTTCCCTTTTATCTTCTTTCTCCGATATTTCAAAAGCATCTAGTTGATGGTCTATCAGCTTGGTGATAGCATCGGTGTCTGTTAGGTCTGTTTCATATTCCCACTTGTGCCAATGCCACAGATCGACAGGTGCATTAACTGCCTCAAGTCCGATGCGGTGTGCATCGTAATCACGGTCACGTTCCGCCTCACCCCATCGCCATTGGAATCCACCAGTCCCTGCTTCATCACCACGGGGCCAAAAATTATACCCGTAAATTGCATTCATTACTTTCCCCCTTTATCTTCTTCTATGCGCTCAGTCATGTCTCTTATGTCTAGGTCGGACTCTTGGATTCCCATAAATAGGGCGTAATCTTCTGGGTTGAAACGGTTGGCATCGTCCCTACAGTCACCGTTCCAATGCCAGGGGTGGCAGCACTCACATATCCCACACTCGTAGATTACGTGCCCCCTTATGGTGTTTGTATTCATTACTTCCCCCTTTCAGAGAGTAAGTCTACGAGTGAATCCACGGTGTTTGAAGGTATCAGTACCCTGTTAGACACCTTCTTGTGGGGTATGATCCCCTGCCTGAGCCACTTGTAAATGGTCTGCACATGCAGGCCACCGGTCCACTTCTCTTGAAGCAGACCGTGTAGTTCCTTAACCGTCAGGTACTCATTCACTTTGCGGTACCTCCCTTACTGTTGGTTTATCCCAAGTAGCGCCTATCTCCCAGATCAGTGTGTCCACTATGTGTGGCTCAATGTCACCACCACCCTTAGGGCAGTTGAACATCGGCCCCACCTTAACCAGGTTCCACAGTTGGTATCGGATTTCATTACCTTCCATGCTGAACACCATCCTTCTCTGATTCAGATACTTGGCAGTCAGGATCACCCGCTAGGTGCCACATCAGGTCACGCTGGACACTCCCTTGTATGAACCTACCCATAGGGATAGGTTTCTTACAGGTATCACAGGTGCCTTGGTACATCTGC